CGACGCGAATACATAAGGGACTTCTGGGAAGCTTTAGGTTATACTAAACTTGGTTACAGGTTTACTGGTTCAGTAAGATTTAAAAACTATCATTGGACTACTAAGACAGGTCCTTCACAGGATCATGCTTTATATAGTTCTATGAATGATTTCTACAATCTCACTGACACGGATAAGTATCACTTAAAGGTTATCGGGGGTAGTAAAATGATCAGTGTAATAACTTTTCTTTCTACTAACTTAGATATCCTAAAAGAATACTTTCCTTGGAAAAGTAAAGTAAGTCGGAGGATTACACATTTTCCTGATAAGGAGGATAAGGTGAGGGTCGTGGCCATTGGGGATTATTATTCCCAAACAGCGTTGCGCCCGCTCCATATCTATCTAAATAAGGTTTTGCGTAAAATTCCTACTGACTGTACCTTTAACCAGTCCAACTTTATAAAGTATACGAAGGATTGGAAGGAATACTACAGTATAGACTTAACAGCCTTTACTGATAGGTTCCCTATAATCTTAGTGTACGATATATTGTCAATCAGGTTTGGTAAGGAATATGCAGACTCGTGGAGGTATCTAATGATTGGAAAATCTTTCATGCTTGATCAGGAAAACTCGATCAGGTATGAAGTAGGTACCCCTATGGGTATGTATTCCTCTTGGCCTAGTACAACACTAGCACACCATTTTGTGGTTTACTGTTGTTGCAGGGAACTAAATATTCCCTTTAATGAAGCCAAGTATGTAATGCTCGGAGACGACATCGTAATTGGTGATCGCCTTTTGGCAGAAGCATATACCAAAGCTATTACTGATCTAGGAGTAACCTTTTCTCCGTTAAAAACACACTCATCGAAAACTCTTTTTGAATTTTCGAAGAGGTTGTTCCTTGACGGAAAAGAGGTCACCCCCTTTCCAATAAGTTCATTGAGGAGCTCTATCAAACGGTATTACCGAATGGTGAATCTTCTTATTGACTGTGAGGAACGTGGTTGGACTTCTAAATCAGGAATTAGTGAGGCAGTTAAGGAATTAAGTAAAGATTACTATATACATGTTAAGGACTTCTCCAAACTTAGGAAAAGGTTCCTCTCATATATACAAGAATCTTCTTTTATCTCCGAAGTTATCATGAAAATGATAAGAGCCCGTATTACAGCAGATCAGGCATTCGCCTTACTCTGGTATAAGACTCGGCTTACTCCACCACCTATAAGGTCGGACTATATGGCAGTATATGACTGTCATGGCGTCTTCACTTCTATAGCTGTTGAAGCATTCGAAGAATCTTCTCGAAATTACCTTAGTGATAAGCACTTACCGCTCGGATTATATGCGGAAAGTCTAGTCGCTAAGTTGACTTCTGAAGATATTCCTTTAACTGAATGGCCTATCTTTATGAACCTTGAATATATACCAATCTTATACGCCCATGGGCACATAAGTGAGTTATATACCAATATTCATAAAGAAGCCTACCGGATTGATACGGTAGGTCAAGGGGAGTGGCCATTGTTCTTAAGAACAATATCCCTTCCTCTTGATGATAGAGTTTATTTCGAAAGAAATAACAATTTCACTTCGCAGGCCGCCGCTACCCTTGGTAAAAAGATAACCGAAAGGATTTGTATGTTCTCGGGGATCCATCATGAATCATCAATCGCAAGATCAATGATTAATGGTGAAATTCCCCGTTCGAACTTACAAGAAGCAGAGGGTCTACTAAGGCCCACCTATTCTCAATAGGTGCCCCATTTGAGGGGGTGATTCC